GAAAATACTCAACAATTTATTCAACGTATACAGAAGACCCCGAGTGAACACGGTCTTAAAAAATATGTTCGCGAGTTTAATGCTCATCCTACTACAGTGCGTTTCACCTATGATGAGTATATGGCAGTTCGCCGCCATGATAATGGAATGTTAAATCATCCTAGGATTTTTGAAGGTTCCTATATATACACTTCTGATATGTATGAACATATGGATTATTATTTAAAGCATGGTACTTATACTCTTTATTATAAGGAGAAACCAATAACACAACGTTGTATACCACTTTTAGAGTATAATATTCCTTATAGAGCTATCGTTGAAGTTAAGATGGTTAGGTTATTAGGCGGTTCTCGTTTTTTATCAAATGATCATTTACGATCTATTATCTGTTTTACTCAGTGTCGATCTGATAGAGAGTGGATTATAGATTTGAGTGAATCTGTTGCTCTATTATTGCAAGATTTATATGCAGCTTATCAATCCAAGAATAAAAAATTTAATGTTTTTTTTTTCTCTGCTTCGTTTTACTAAAAGTAGATCAAAGAAAAGTTTATATTCTTCGTATATGAATGTTGAAATTATGAAAATGCTAGATTCGATGGATTTCTTTTTTAATCAAAGTATGCAAGATAAATTAGATGATTTTAAAGATTTATTAGAAAATTTTGATGAAGTCCGGAATAGTAAGGCTATGGATGCAATGAAACATATTGTGAATTATGCTGTAGCTTTTTCCTTCTTTGAGAAGTTAGGAATTCCATTAAAATATACTGGCTTTTCTATGTTTGAACAAGAAATGCTCAAAAAGCGGGTTAAGAAAGCAGGTAAAATTGATTTTATACACTCTATGTTGACTAATTTGCATTATCTTACTGAAAAAGGATACCAATATTATGTTACTGGTAATAAATCTGCTATTTTCCATTCAAGTAAAGAGTACACTAAGTTATACGATAAAATATGTGAAACTCGAACACGTTCTCAAATTTTAGCGAACTGCGAGGTACACGGATTTACTGAATCTCAATATAGATCTGATTTGGATGATATTATTGAAAAATTACAAAGTGTAATAAAATTTAATGATTCTCTTTCCAAAATAGAACGAAATAAAGTGCGGGAAAATTTTAACGAAATGAGCATGTTGCGTTTTAATTTAAATACTAAACGTGCATCTCGTGAACATCGTGCGGCACCTTTTTCTATATTGTTATATGGTGATTCAGGAATTGGTAAGTCCACTTTAAAGGATATTTTGTTTTATCATTATGCCTCTATTTTTAGATTACCAAAAGATAAATCTTTTTGTTATACTCGAAATCCTGTTGCTAAATATTGGGATGGATTTGTTTCAGCTTGTTGGTGTATAATCTTGGATGATATAGCATTTCAGCATCCCAACTTGGGTGAAGATGCTTCCTGTATGGAGTTTTTACAGATTATAAATTCCATTCCTTTCGTTCCAGATCAAGCATCTCTAGAGATGAAGGGTATGGCCGCTCTTATGGCAAAATTGGTTATAGGAACAACAAATTCAAAAATTTGAATGCACATTTTTATTTTGCTTGCGCCAGTGCTGCGCAGCGTCGTTTTCCTTGGGTAGTTACTCCCACTGTAAAAAAGGAATTTCGTGATGCTAATGGTATGTTGAATGTTGATGAATCTACTCAAGTGGAAGGTGAATATCCGGATTATTGGACATTTAAAATTGAAAAAGTTAAAAGTTTGGCTGCTATTCCAACAAATATGGGTAAACCTGCCACTTTTGAGGAGGTGGCTACTTTTGACAATATAAATACTTTTTTGAAATGGTATTCGGATACTGCAGTAGCATATAACGAGAATCAAAAACGAGTAACTTCTTCGATAGAAATGATCTCTCGAATTGAATTATGTGAAACTTGCCATCTTGCAAAAGCAGCTTGTTTATGTAAAAAGGATCAGGCTCTATATATTGTTTCAAAATCTTTGGAGTTAGGTTTTCAAGCTTTTTTAATTTTATTATGGCAAAGTTTTCTTGTTTTCTTCGCTTCTCGTTTTGAAAATAGATTAATTGATTGGCTATCGAAATATTCAATTTCTTTTTGTGACAAATTGGTTAGCTCAATATATGCACGTGCTGCCACAAGATACCAGCAGAAAATAGGAAAGGTTTCTCAATTAGCGCGCATCTCTATGTTAGTGAGTTCTGCTTTGATTGGCTATAAATTAACTACTTTTCTTATTGGGAAGATTTGTAGTCAGGAAAGTTTCAAGAAAACATCACAGGGTCAGGTTGGTACAAAACCAGAACCAATGGAATTTGAACGGGAGAATGTGTGGTATAATTCAAATTTAGAAATTTCTTCATTCAATTTAACACCTCAAATTACCTCTTCAAAGAGTCTAACTAGAGACCAAATTATAGAGAAAGTTGGCAAAAATTGTCATATGATGTGTGTTGATAATCCTATCTTGCAAAAAAGGGCTCGATTTAGATTTGTTAATCTAAAAGGGAATCTATTTCTTATGAATAACCATAGTTGGTTGGCTTTTAGCACTAATGATATTGTTACTCTGATTTCGAATCCTGGATATGGTATAAATTGTCCGCGAAAGATTAAAATTTCAGAGTGTCATGTTAAGAGAGACTTGAAGAATGATTTATGTGTTCTTAAAATACCGCAAGTTAATCCAGGTCCTGATATAACAGGTCTTTTGGCTCTAGACGGTAGTATTGTGAAACAGAATGGCTTCTATATCCAGCGCATGGAGGATGCGAATCTTGAAGTGCGGGATGTTTTAAATTCCCGATCTATTAGATATGAAG